ATGCTAGCCGCGTTAAATACTAACGTATCATCTAAGCGCCAAACAGCGTTAAAATAGCCTATAGCCGTGCCGTTATCGTTAAACACGGTAGGTGTGCCGCCTATGCTAGCCGTGGTTACGTTTCTATCTTGAAAGACAAATGAGCCTGTAGCATCTACATAAAAAGCCCCGTACTCACTTAGGGTTACTGTGTTAAGAGCTGCAAGACTAGTGCGCGCTGTGCCGGGGTCTGCCTGCATTGTAGTCAGCCCTGCATCTACGTCACGCATAGAGCTAGGCCAGCCTATCTGGTCTAATATCTGATTAACACGCGTACCGCTCAAATCTCCAGCGGTTGCCCCTGCTACTGTTGCTATCTGTGCATTTTGGGCAAGTCTAAACGCATCTACCGCCGTAATAGTGGTATAAGTAACCTCATCTGCGTTTTTAGGTGTAGTAGTAGTGTAGCTAGTAATAAAACCGCTAAAGATAGGGTAGGTAGTACTAGCGTAAGTAGCTGTTATCTGCACTTTACGCATAGGGTCTAGCAAGCCATAATAAGGGCCGCTAGTATTTTGTGGGTTAAAATCGCCGTTTTGGTCTACGATACGCATAGTTAGCGTACCTGTTTGGAATTGGTCAGCCTGTGGGTTACGGCCTCTATTTGTTTGTATTGTATCTACAACGTTAGACACATCTACAATTACTGCCGCGCTATCTGCTAGCACGTTTGTATCTAGTATGCCTGTATCTAAAATCATAGCTTGAGCAAAGCTAGGCCCGGTACTAAAGTTAATAACAGCGTTTATTACTGGCAGGGTCATAGACCACCGGTGTAACGCAGCGGATCACCTTTACGTTCTAGGTCTAATATAGCTCTTTGTACTGCTAAGGCTATTGTGTCCTCACTACCTACTACACCTGCATTTACATTTACAGTTATATTATCGCCCATCCTAAAGCGCCCTGGGTCAAAGCCGCCAAAACTAGGCAACCCACTAGAGCTTACGCTAGCTGTAGCTATATCCAGCGCGCGTATGCTTTCTGCAAATAACGCATCTGCCAGCGCTAGCTCTGACTCTGCCAGCATACTTATAGCATCTGCGTGTGCCTCTACAGCTCTTATAGCCTCTGGGTCACCTGCTACATAGCGGCTAGTTATATCGGGCGCTAAATCGTTTATACCTGTCCTATCTTGGCTAGGCATAATAGGGCTTAAAAAATCAAATTTAGACCCCATAATTTCGTTTAATTTGCGTATAGCTGCATCTAGATTATCTAGGTTTATTAGGTCTTTAGGCTTAAACCTATTTAGTATGTTTTCTATAGTACTTAATTTTATAGTTTGGTTTTGCATTGTAGCTAATATGCTTAGCTCTTTATTTAATTGATTAGCTAGGCTTGTAGCCCTGTCTGCATCTTTATCGGCTATAGCATCCTCAAGATCTAGCATTAACTGTTTAACTGTTAAGCGTTGTGCATCATTTGCTAGCGCTAGTTTTTGTTGCTCCGTAGCTGCCGTGCCTAGTTTGTCTATCTCCTGTTGCTTAGCCAATATAGCCGCTGCAACCTGTATTTTATCCAGGTCAAATACATCTGTACCCTTGCCAAGTGCTAGGGCAGCTTTGTCTAACTTGGCTTGTATTGCCTTCTCATCTGTTATCTTTTTTTCATTTTTTAATTTATTAGCCGCGTTATCTTTTTCTGCTTTGCCTAAAGCCTTCGCAGCCCTAAGCCGGGCTCTGCCTCTTTCTTGCTCTTTTAATGACTCTTTACCTGCTAGCCTGGCGCTTGCTTGATCCATTGTAGGCACAAGCTCGCCGGTAACTATAAAACCTACGCCTCTAACTAATGCCTCAAAGATATTTAATAAACCCTGAGCAGCGCTGCTATCTTGTATGCGTTGAAATTGGCTAATAATTTTATCTGCAAAACTTACAGATCCTGCCGCTGTCTTGCCTAGCGCTTCTCCTAAATTGATAATTTTTACTTGTAAATCATCTATGCTTATGCTGGCATCATCAAGACCGCTTACTAAACCTTCTCCTAGCTTTTCTTTAGCCATATCTACAGCCTCAGATAACCTAGCCATCTTGCCTGCGTATGTGTCTACTGCGTTAGCGGCTGCACCCTTAAAATTATTGTTTAGAGTATTTAGTACCTCATCAAACTTTTTACCTTTTAACTCAGCTGTAGTAAAGCCTATGCGTAGTTTTGCTAGCGCTGTAGTTTCGCCTTTGTACGCCCGTGCTAGCGCATTACTTACCGTCTGTAAATCTTTGCCTGTGCCTAGACTTACATCTAGCGCGGTCTGCAATAATGCTTGCGCTGTGCTGGCATCACCTGTGGCTTGTGATAATGATACAAAGGCGTTAGTCAAATCGCCGCCTGCCTTGCCAGTAGCTAAGGCTAGCTTGTCTATAAATTGCCCTATAAATGGTGATGCAAAACCTAGATTTACTGCGTTTAGTTGTGTTGCTAATAGTTTAGCTTCTTTTTGGCTATCGCTAAATGCTTTTACACTTTGCTTACCAAATCTAACTACAGCGCCTACGCTAAATGCCAAACCTAGACTTTTAGCTAAAGTTTTTACGCCTTTACTTAGTTTTGTAGTAGCAGTTTCGGCTTCCTTAAACGCTTTTTTGCCTGTGAATTCAGAGGCTATATTTACTACTACTTGCGGATCTACAGCCATTATTTTACCGCTTTCATAGACCTATCAAATATCTGTTTTGTTACCTCTAGCGCTTTTAATACAGCTGCATTAGTTTTGCCGCCATCCTCAGCCCAGGCGCGGTACAGAGCGCGGCCTTTTAGGTTGCGCCCTCTTTTAGCTGCACCTGTTTGGTTATTGGCATCTACTAGCCTGCCTGTGCCATTAAGCGCATCTATAAATTGTTGCCTAGCGTTAGGATTTGCGCTCATATTTTTTTGACTTGCGCTAGCAGTAGACCGCCCGGCTATTTCGTAAATTGCACCTGCCGCGCTTTTATTTTCTATACGCGCTAACGAAGTAAATCCTTTGCTGTTAGCTTTACTAGGCGTAGTTTTATATCCTATCTTGCGCCTTGCTTCTGTAGCATCATATTTTGGAAATGGTTTATATTTAACATCACTAGATAGCGGCTTGGACCAGCCGCTTAATACTGTGCTAGGTATAAAGCCTCTAGCTTTATTTGTAACAGGCTTTAACAGCTCGCCCATCTCTTTTTGTATTGCCTTAGCCAGGTCTGGGGCATACTTGCGTAAAGCTTTGCGAGCCTCAACGCCGCCTCTTACCTCGGTTGGCATCCTGCATCTCCTTAGCCCTATCGGTTAAAACCTTTAGGATATTACTAAACATTACATCATCTAGATCTAGCAAGTACTGGGGCGCTATGCCTGTTTCTACCGCAATTTGTGCGATTAGATAGCCAAAACTACCGCGCCCCACTACTCCAAAGGGTTATCATCTGTAACCTCAACTTTAGCTAAGGTTTCTAGAAAATCTGCCCCAAATGTCTTTACTACTTCGCCGCTAGTGCGTAAGCACTCCCAGGCTAGCCAGTAAACATCACTTTGCTTCTCATCATCTCTAAAGGCTTTGTGAAAACCTTTTTTAGCATACTGCTCAAAGGCATACTCAATACGGGGCGTAATCTTATGCTCGCTTACGCTGCCGTCTGCCCTTGTTATTTTAAGCTGTGCCATTGTTGCCCCTTTGTTTTAGTTATGGTGTGGTGTCTACTACGATAGGTGAGTTACAAGTAAATGTAATGCTCTGTGTAGAAATATCGCCAACAGCGCCGTTAATGTCTGTAGTGTTATTAACTAATACTGTGGTTTGATATTCTGGGTTAGTTGCAGATATTACCGCGTTAGTTTGCTTAAGCGTTAGCGGTACAGTAGTACCCCACGCAGCTTGTAAGGTTGCAAGTACATTAGCTGAGGCAGTATCGTTTAGAAAATCAAGCGTGATAGTGCTGGCCTCTAGGCCTTTTACAAACTTATGTGCGGTATCGCCCATAGCTGTAACTTCAAGCTCATCAAAGCTACGGTTAATAGTTGCGCTAGTAACGTGATCCGACAAGGCCACGCTGTTCAGCGTGACTACTACGCCGTTAGAAAGAAAAATTGCCATTAGTTATACCTCTGTTTCTGTTGTCGTTGTTTCTACGGGTGCTGCTTTTTGCTTTGTTTCTTTAACCTCTTTAGGCAGTTCTTGGCCTATCTTGATTAGAAACGCTTTATCCTCATCTGTTAGTGCCATTTTAGCTCCAGCTCGTTAGTACGGATATTTGTAAATCACTTGTTAGCAGGTCACCGCTAGGCAGCGTTAATACACTAGGCGCAGTTACAGCGGTAACGTTAAATACAATAGAGCTAGCAGCCAATTTATTAAACACGGCTACTATCGTATCCTCTATGCCTTGCAAGTTGCCTTCATTAGAAAACATAGGCACGGTCATAATAATCTTAAAGTTAGCCATAGGCGATATAGTCGCTTGCTTATTATTGCTAGGCGTTAAATAAGGGTCTGCCGGGGCTACTACTACGCTGTTAGCTACTATTGTGCTAGGTGGAAAACTAAAGGTAGACCAAACAGAGTTATTAGCTAGTGCAGCGGCTATAGTAGATCTAAGGGTAGTTATCGCGGCTGGCATTATCCGACCATAGCGCTAGGGTTTAGATACGGCGCTAGTAGGCCGCGTACAGATGCCATAAGGGTATTGCTCATCTTAAATGGGCTAGGGCTAAAGCCATCTACGCTTACGCCGCCTGCCTGTGTGCTAAAGCGGCTAGTCCAGATATTCTCAGCTATCATTAAAGCAGCAGCGTTTATAGCAGGTGTAGCCGCGTAGCTTGCGGTCTTTGTATCTGTACCGGTCATAGTACCACTAGGTACTACGCGCCTAAAGTTCTCATCACTAGCTGTTTTTGCATACTGTATAAAACTGTAGCCCTGTGGGTATTGGTAATAATTAAGCTGTAGATTAAAGGCAGGTAATAGGTTAGTGCTGCCTGTGCTAAAAGGTAGTGTGCTAGTAATTGTGTAAGTGCCGTTAAAAGTTGAGCCAGCCCCGGCTACTGTGACGGATTCACCAGTAGTAAATAAGCCGGGGTTAGCTATCATCACCGTAGCCACATTATTTACTAACGCTGTCCCAACTACGGGTGCAGAATCAAACCATAAAAAACCGTTTATTAGATCCTGTGCCGCTTGGCAAGTGTCCTCTATCCAGGTATAACTATCGTACAAAGTGCCTACGCCTAATGATGCTTTAAGTGTTGCAGCTGTTACATAAGTTGCCGGCATTTTGTACCTTTCTTGGTAGGTCTGGTAGGAGCAAAGGGCTAAGCCCCTACCAGACTATTAGTTATTTATTTATCAGGTTTTCTTATACTTTAAGATACCGTTAGGCATCTTTGCAATAGTTGCCATAAAGCCATAAATTGCTACCTGTATTTGTAGATTACTTACTACATTTACAGACATATAAGCCTGTGGGCTGCGATAAACAGTAAATGCCTCAGGCGCAAGAATAATTGCGCTATCATCATCAAATGTAGTAGCTGTAAAGTTTTTATCTACATATAGATCAAGACCCAATACAGAGCCGCGAATTGATGTAGGTGATACTTGACCCGCTGCGTTCATTGGCTGCAAAGCTGTAAATACTGGTCGCTTTGTAGTGTCTTGTGCTGAAATTAGCGCGCCCCATTGTGCAGGGTTAGCTAGATAATTTGTAGCAAAGAATCCTGTATTTGTGTAAATTGTCTGTGCGCCTTCAGCAGCAAAATCTACAATACCGTCTAGGTCTGCTGTGGTGCTAGTACCGTTCATACCTGCTGCAAGTAGTGCAGTTAATACAGCTGTATCAATAGTTTTCAAGTAAGCATTTTGTAGCTGTGCGGTTAGCTCGGAGTAAAAATTAGGATCTGAACGCTCTAAAAGCTCTACAGATAGCGTATTCATACCGCTGTATTTAGATACAGTTCCAGAAATGTACTCTGTAACCATACCTGTATTCTGTACAGCTCCAGCCTCAGCCTCAACAGTTACTACAGGTGCTACACCAGTACCGCCGCCGCTTGATGTTACAAGTGAAGGTACGGATATAGTCATACCGCTAGCAGGCAATACGCCTTGTGAGCAGGCATCTATAGCGGGTGTGCCAAAGCGTGTATTTGTTACAAACTCTGTAAGAAATTGTGTTGGGTTAAATGCAGGGTTAGTTGTAAAGCTATCATCTGCTGCTGTTACATATAGCTTAGATGCTTCATTACCTAGCGCTGCCTTAATTTTATGCTCTGTGTATGCGCCCATATTTGTAATCGGTGTGCGTACTCTTTGTGAGTTTAATGCACTTGGCTTAATGATTTTGCGCGCAGCTTCTACCGGCTCGGTAACGCCCTCGGCATCATCTTTATCATAGCTAACGCTCTTTAGCGTTACTGTCGCACCGTCTGGCAAAAATGTTGCCTCTGATGCCATTTCTTCCGGGGCTTTATCCACGGTTTCTCCTGTCGTTTCTGTCGGTTGGTTTGGATCTACTGCGTTTTCTTGTGCAGCAATTTTTAACACGGCAGCGCTTGGAAATGCAGCGCTCTCTACTAGAGATACCTCTTTCAAGGTAGCAGCCGTAAC